CAACTCCAGCAGCATGAATACCAGTTCCACGAATACGACCACGAAGTTGTTCTCCATATTTTTCTATTTCTGGATATTTGTCTCTAAACCATTGAGTATTTTTTGAAGTACAAAATTCATCCCATGTATCAACTAACTTTAAAACTTTATTTACATCAATTAATGGAATATCTAAAACTCGTGCAACATCTCTAACAACACCCTTATCTTTAAATTGTAAAAAGGTAGCAATAGATGCAACATGTCTATATTGTTTAACTAAATAGTCTTTTACTTCATCACGTCTTGAATCTTGAATATCTGTATCAATATCTGGAAAATCATTTCTTTCTGGATTAATAAAACGGAAAAACAAAAGATTATGTTCAATTGGATCAATATCGGTTATGCCAAGTAAGTAACAAACTAAAGATCCAGCAGAAGATCCACGTCCTGGACCAACTAAAATGTTTTCTTTCTTTGCCCAATTAATCATATTGCTTACTACAAGAAAGTATGGTGCAAACTTTTTATCTCTAATAATTGATAACTCTTCATCAAGTCTTTGCTCATATATATCATTGCCAAGCCAATTAGAGTTAAGTTTTTTTTCTTCAAGACCTGCAAATGCTAAGTTTGCTAACTCTTGATCTGGATTTTTATATTGAACTGGAAGGAGATTTAGTCCATCTTGAATGTTATAATCTTCTACTGTGTTTGCCAATAACAATGTATTGGAATATATATCTTCTCTATCAATACCCTGCTTTTGCATATCTGTTTTTATTTCTTCATAAGAAAGTAAATGAATATTGAATTTACTAAATGTAATATCACGATCAGCACCATAAAGATAATCTAATCTTTCCATCATATTTGTTTTCTTTTTAGATTTTTCATAGGATGCTTCTTTATTTACTTTTGCGTGGGTATTTAATAATAATTTAAATTCTTGTACTTCTTTTTGAGATATATCTGAATGATGACAGTCTGGTGTAACAATAGCCTTTATGTTAAATTCATCGGCAAGTTCTAATAAATATTTATTTATTTCTGGTGCATTGTGTGGCATAACTTCAATGTAGTAGTCATTGCCAAAATTATTTTTAAACCAAGCAATATGTTTTTTAGCAAGTGCAAACTCTTGCTCTTCTAATGCTTTAACAAGAACGCTACTTGGACATGCAGAGGTAACAATAATACCTTCTTTATATTTTTCTAATATAGCAAAGTCAAATCTTGGCTTTTTAAAAAAACCATCTGTCCATGAAATTTCGCTAATTTTATTAAGATTTTCTAAACCCTTTTGATTCTTGGCTAGAAGGATAATATGATTATAAACAAGATCTTGCTGACCTGATCTTTCAGACTTATCTCTTTTATCAGATATGTCTGCACACATATATCCTTCTAGACCTAGAATTGGCTTTACACCTTTTGCTTTTGCAATTCGGTACAGTTCCCGATGCCCAGATAAGGTTCCGTGATCTGTGATAGCCAGTGCTGGCATACCAAGTTCAACTGCTCGGTTTATATATTCTTCTGGAGTAGCAACACCGTCAAACAGTGAGTAATGAGTGTGTACGTGTAAGCCTACGTAACTCATCTTACCAATCTGTGTTGGTTGATGAAGTTACAGATGGGGTGTCAAACCCCAAATAGAAAGCCTCTTGTTCAGCATAAGGAATTTTCTTCAATGCTAACTCAAGTGGATATGGCTTAACTGTTGTCCAGTCGTATGGCTCTTTATCTGGTGCAGATGGAATTAGTGTATAACTTGTTTCTGTACCTTGGCCATTACGCTTTAATTTCCAGTTTACGTTTGAGATGCTTCCTGTTTCAAGAGCATACTCACGAATTGTATTAAATGCTGATTGCTTGCTAACACCCATTGACCAAATAGCGGTATACGGTGCTTCAATGCCGTCGTCTACTAAAACGTTGCAATAAAAACGAAGACGTGCTCTCCAGCCAGCCTTTGGATCTTTTCTGTGCATTTCTTCTGCCCAGTCACGACCTTCTGTTTCCATTGTGTCTACAGCCTTGCGCTTATAGTCTTTTGGATTTACGTGTTCTTTTACAACAAGTGCTAATCCTCTTTCAGGATTATAGTTTGCAGAGTCTTCGTCAAGTTCTTCAACGAATCTAATTTTTGCAGATTGTCCATCGGCAAGTTTTAACCATCTTACCTTTGGAGAGTTTTCATCATATTTTGGTTTATCAACTAGGGCGTTAATATTTTTTAGTCCCTTTACTATAGTCATATTTTTATTTTTCTCCTTGTATTTCTTATCTATTCTAACATACCGACGATAGAATTGTCAAACCTAAATTCCAGTTTTTTAATAGCATCGTCATCCATGTCACCTATATCTTTATACTTTTTATCTATATATACAGAAGTAACAACTGGTCCAAGTTTTTCAATTAACTTATCTCTCATTATTATTCCTGCATCATCGTTATCTGCAATTAAGACAATGCTATTAAAGTATTTTTCTAATAGTTTTATCTGTGCTGCAGAAACATTAGCCCCTAACGTAGCAACCGCAGGGAATCCGACTTGGTCTAGCCTAATTGCATCAAAAGAAGACTCTACAACATAGACCATACTTGAGGTTTTTATTCTATGTAAATTAAAAAGAATTTTTCCTTTAGGCAATCCTGGCGTATTTTTAAAATCTTTGCCTTCAATAGTTCTAGCCACAAACCCTATACACATTCCATCTGGAGAATGCATGGGGATAGTAACTGAATCTTGTTTTTTAGAATATCCTAAATTAAATTTGTCTATTGATTCTTTAGTAATTTTTCTTCCTTCAAAATATCTTATTGCTCTAGGAGATTCTAATGCTTGATTATTTAATCTTTTAATTAATAATTCGTCATATTGAATAAAATCTGGTTTATTTATTAATGCTTTATTTACTGAATCTTCAATGCTGCTGTCTTGTTCTTTGCTTTTAATATATCTAACTGCTTCAAAATATGTTCTATTAGATGTATACATTACAAACTCAATTAATGTTTTTGTAGTCTGACATCCAAAACAAAAAAACATTCCATGCTCTTTAGATACTTCTCCAGCAGGCGTTCTATTATTATTGTGATATGGACAAAAAATAATATAGTCAGTTCCATACTCTGCCTCAATATCAATACCTGCACCAGTTAAAATACGACGAACCTGCTCTGCTGTATATATATCTTTATTTTGCATCTTCGTAATCCTTGTAACGATAATAACCTCTGTCAAAATCTACTTGAACTAAAAAGTCACCCATAAAACCATTTCTATTTTTTCTAAATACGCATTCAATAATATCACTATTAGTAGCACGACCAAGTGCCATAACCCAATCAGCATCATATGCAATTTGTCTAGACCATGCAGTCTGTCCTAAAGTTGGCGGTGTAGAAAGATCCTTGACATCATCTGGAGTAGCAGAAGATATAGCAATAATAGGAACTTCTTCACTAATAGACATAAGTTTAAGTTCACGAGATAGATTTTTCATACGTACCGTCTCGTTATCTGCTTTTTGGTTTGGTGACATAAGTTGTAAATAATCTACAATTACAAAGTCTGGTTTATATTGATCAATCTTTCCACGTATAACTGATGGAGTTAGATCTCCACCATTATCATTAGAAATAATATGAAACTCTGGCTTACCTGCTAATTTTTCAGCATGCCATTTTTTAAGCATATCAATTTCTACTTCACCATTACAAAGTTTACGATGAGACCAAAGTCCTTCACCCATAATTGCAAATACACGATTACGAACTTCCACTTCTGACATTTCAAGACTGATAATAAGTGGACTACGGCCTTGCTTCCAAGCCTGTACAGCAAAGTACAATGCCAGCCAAGACTTACCTATTCCTGGATAGGCTAAGAATACTCCTAGTTGTCCTGGAATAATTCCTGAAGGTAAATAATTATCAAATCCTGGTAGCCCTGTTTTAATTCCAATATGTCCAAGATCTTGCATCTTTTTTACATTTTCAAAATATGCAACCGCTGAATCTAAATCTGTAACTTCAATATCCCTAATAGCAGCAGTATTCTTTTTTAACTCAGATGTTTTTGTAATTAGTTGCTCAAGGGCATTTGAACCATTTCCTACCTGAACCTCAGATGCTGCATTACGTAATATATCTTTAAGGCTATCATTTAAATACTCTGTTTGTAATTCTTCAAGATGGTGTTTAGTTGATCCAACATTTTCTACTGGAGCAAAGTCTCTAAATTTTTCTACGACCAAAGATGCTGGCGGAACTGATTGATTATTTTCTGAATATAGCCTGATAAAATTCCAGACATCATTATGAGTTCTTAAAAGATTATCTACGTTGGCCTGTAGCAAAACATGTATTTGTTTATCACTTAATACTGCACTAATTAGTTTTGCTTCTGTATTATTCATTTAACCACTTTTTTCCTAATTGCCTACGCTCTTCTCTTTCTTTTTTATCCTGCTCTTTTTCTATCTTTGCTTCTAATATTTTTTCTGCGTTGTACGCAAAGTAACTCCAACTAGGGGCAGCAGCAACACTAAAATAATAATCTAACAAATCATAACACTGTGACAAACCATACGAATCAATAACTCCATCTGCTGCCCATTGCTCAACATTAAGGTTTATTAAAGACTTTTTTTCATATCTTTGCAAATGAAGTTTATTATAACGACTAAGCAAAGCCATACGTTCTTTGCGATCAGCCATATTATTTTGAAGCCAACTCAACCTTTGCTTCGTTTACCTTTTCAATCAATTGAGTCTCAACAGTTTTATAAACACGATCTTGTGCCTGTTTAATGTTTTCACCTTGACGAACATAATCTGTAATGCCAAGATCAACTCTTAGTGATTCAAAATTACCTAGATTTAATGTATATCCAAGTGTTGCTGATACCTTTGTTGTATTATTTTCTTCCATACCCCACCTTTTCTAACTTTAAATATTCTCTGTCCACACAGGAATAAATCTACCATCCTCGGTCTTCGTATATGTAAGTATACCGTCACCCATTCGCCTTGTCAATTCTTGGCTTGTAGGTGTCATATTATTTGTTATTAATCCGTCTTTTCTTGGTTGTCCTATATGTATAGTAGCCAGTATAGCACGAATCTCCCTGACCATGCTTTCTGAATAATAAGATCTTATTTGCCAACCTCTTTGTCCATTTAATCTTGATCCAATTGGTGGTGGTATCATTCCAGTCTTAATTAATTTAGGCATATATTTTCTATGACGATTAATTAATTTAGCAGTCTCAGCAACGGTATATGCACGTTCTCTGTTTTTCCTAAAATCAGAACGTAGACAAGTTTCAATTCTATCTTTAGTAATATTGTAAACAGAAACCATTCCAGTAGAACGAGAACTGTGGTGTAGCCTTACCAAGTCTCCATTAAGAAACCATATCTTTTTATTACCTGTTATTACAGTTTCGTTATTGTATGCTTGGCTCTCAATATTTCCCTTGCTAGTAGCCATCTACCTTCTTCACTTCCTATTGGTGGGTGAAAAAATTTTCTTTCTCCACACACTATACAATATGTTTCTATGTGTTGAACACTGTTATATTGCCTGTCAATAAAAATTCTACCCTTGCATTTTTTGCAAGAAATCATCAAGTTTATCCTTAGTTTGGAATTCCAACAATAACTAGATGTACTGATAAAGATAAGTCGCCAGAAGCCCCAAACCTTACAACACCCTCTACTCTTGTTTCTGTAACACTCTTTAGAACAATATTTACATTTTGTCCTGCTGGTGTTTGTCCAGTGTTAACTGGCGTTGCTGACACTATTGGTGGGTATTTAAAGTCTTTAAAGTCATAAGTAAATGTTTTTTCGTTACCCGCCGAAACTGTTGAGTTGTTTGCAACTTCAACTAACCCCCCTATTATTCTTGTGTTAGAGGTTTGCACCTCTGCCTTTCCCGCACTTTTCGTATCAATAATTGTTTTACTTGTTTGCTTAGAAGCAACGTTTGTAGAAAGGTCATTTACAGCCTCAATTAATTGATATAAATATGTAACATCAAGAGGTTGCCCTCTTTCTGGTAATGGTACTTTTGCCATTTATTCCTCCTATTTTATTATACCAAAGAAACTAGGCCAGAGTTGTATATTTCAAAATTGGCATTTAATGTTTTTTCAGATGATTCAACTTGAATAATTACACGTACATTTGTTGTTCCAGTTTTAATAAATTGATATGAGTGAATTGGGGTTGTGCCGTGATAAGTTGCAGTAGCATCATCAAATCCAACAAAAACATCGTACTTTGGTCTATTTAAGTCATCTCCCCATACTGCACTAATAACCGATGTTGAAACTTGTACGGCGCCAGCAACAGCAGTAATTGAATCATCTAACACAAGATTTATTGGAGACCACTGAGAAATTCTGTTTTTATCTTCAGAAATAATTCTGTATCTAAAAACATATCCAACATTATCGTGATCTAATGGTGGCAAAGAAGATTTTTTAATTATAACTTTTTTAATTCCTGCATCAGCCATTATGAATCATTTCCGCTAGAAAGATCTACTGAAAATCTAAACTCAACATAATTGTTAGTATTAGGACTCTTAACTACCGTTGATGCACCAGAAGTTTGAATTACTGAGTATCCTGTTAATCCATAAAGTGGGTTTACAGTAGCAACATTTTCTAATTTTAAAGCATCTAACGCTATGTAATAATTGCCAGATGGATTAACTCCGTCAATAACGCATGCGTATATTTTAACTACAGAAACAGCGTTCCAATCAAAACCAGAAGTTCTATATAACTGCTGAAGTTGTTTTGTTACAACAAAATATCTTTCTGTGGCAAAATCATATGCTCCACCACTACTATCATCTGCAACTTCTGCTTCAAGCCTTGCAAATTCACTACCATCTGTATTTTCAAAAGAAACTAAAACTCTAGCCCTTTCTGGCTGAGTTCCTGCTCCATAAGTTCCATCTCTATTTACTATTGAAAATGCTAATCGCAATTCATCTGTTGGAGAATTTCTTGTAAGATCAACCGTTGCTCCGCTTAATCTAATATAGTTTGATCCT